CTCGGTACTTGTCCAGCGCCATGATCCGGTAGCAGTCACACGCTCAAGCCACTTGGTGCCACACTGCACCGCAATGTTGAAGTAAGCCTCTACCAGTCGCTGATCAGAGCCATAGGTATTGCATCGCACTTTGAACCTGACTTGAATCAGGTTCCCAATTTCTTTTTTGATAGGAATAGGCTTCGAGATCAGCCTGCCTATAGGATCGGCAAATGATCGTGCCACATCATAAATATTCATGTAGTTGTTCACCTCCTTGCCTCCGGTGGATTCGATGACCCTTCTGACCCTGCCAAGCGTGGTGCCATCTGCTCTGTTATACGGCCAGGGATTCAATCGGTCATAGGTCCAATCTCTGAGCAGCCAGCCAGTTTGCTTGCCATCGAGCAGGTAGGGGTTCCAATTTTCAAGGTTCCCATTCACCGCAAAGTTTCCATTCTCCACGAGCAATTCTCCGTACTCTTGCGATACTGCGACATTGGTGAATGCAGGTTTGGTTTCCAATGTGGCAGCATGGAGGAGTAGTCCTTCGCTTTCAAATGTTTTTGCAAGGGCTAAGGTGCCAGTGCTGATTGCCAAGCCATCCGGATCAAACTTTTTGAATGCCAGTGTGGAGCCGTATAGCTCAGGTTCCCGAACCATCCACCATTCGTTCTCCTGCTGAAAAAGTACTGCATTCCAGGAAGTCAAGATTTTGATCAATGCCTCATAGCTGTTGATCGCTGTGCGTTCGCCCTGCTGTAGATTGACAAATGCCTCCACGTTCACAGAAGATTGCTCGATGGGTGCTGAGGCAGTATCCATGCCGGCTTCTTCCAGATTGCAGGCAAAGTTGACATTCAGTCGCAGTCCTATTCTGCCAAGGCAGGCAATGACTACTTCTTTTTCTGTGAGCTGACCGGTGTAGCCATTGTCATTCACATCCGGGAAGTCAATGTTCTTCAGGCCTCCAATGCCATCGTTGAATGCAATGGAAGTTTGGAATGGACCATTGCGGTAAGGTTCGTTGAAGATGTCAGGCGTAACCCATCCAGTCCATACCGGTAGTCCAGCTACTACTATTCTACCATAATGGTCTCGCTCGTCTCCTTCAAATAGCTCATAGAACTTTTTGCTGACAGCTGAATGCAGGGTGAGGTCTGCTCTACTGCCTCGAAATGAGGTGAAGATCTTCCCTTCATTCTCCCAGCTTACTGTGAGGTTCTGACCTGCACCGGCTACCTCTTCGCTGGCACCTACATAGGCTCGCTTGTAGATCTCGAATCGAACGGTATTGGCATTGAAGTCCGTGAATTCATGGACGAAGCGTAATCCGTATGGATCGGTAAGGTCTGGCAATGGTGGGATGATGACAGGTCCTGGCCCTGCGGTCTTGCTTACCTGACCCGGAGACACATAAAAGTATTGATCCCCATTACTGGGATTCAGGTACACCAATTCACCAGGTGTGAGCTCAAAGGCTGTAGCGTTGTTGACTATATTGATAAATATCTCACCATCTGGATCACCGGTATTGAATCGGTACTCTCGCCACTGGGTAGGATTAAGAGTTGGATCATCAAACTGCGGACTGTCAGGATCTAAGTCCTCAATTAACTCACGCTTCAGGAGAAGTAATTCTGCCATACGTGAAAAGTAATTCGCAAGGCTTTGGCTTATTGTTAACTTTGTTTATTTTGTGGCCGTACATACTATTAACCCTTGATACAATTATGAAAAAATTACTGCTAGTACTATTCCTGATTCCCTTCTTTAGCTTGGCGCAAAGCGAACCCTCCAAAGGTGACAACACGATTGTAGTGAAGTCTGATAAGGAAGATCTATTTGATCTGGCAATGATGCGACTATTACAGGATGGATTTGAAATCAAGGACTCAAATGAAAAATATCAAACAATATCTACTGAATCAAAGAAGATGAGTGAATATGCATCTTATCGATTTATCATAAGCATCATTGATGATCAGGTACAGCTGCAAGGCAGGTGGAAAAATGATATTGGAAATGCTGTATTTAATACCCAAGGATTTGAATATGAGATGGTCTGGAAAAAGAAAGGCGGTGAATCACATATTTGGAAATACTTAGAATCCTTTGCTTCAAACTTCGGAACTGATAGGAGCTATTTTAAAAAGTAAAGCCCCGAAGGGCTTTAGTTACTTGCGATCTTTTAGGAGCTCATGGAGAAAGTTTCTTCCCTTCTGTGTCCATACCGTTTGAATTGAGGTTCGTAATTCTCCAAGACTTCCGGTAAAGGAATGTGTCTTGGTGCGAGTCAGTTCCATTTTTTGGTATTTGGCATAGAGTACCCAGGTATCTCCGGAGCGATAGATCATATTGTATTCCTCATGAAGAATCTTGTTCAGGGAAATTGCACTCATCCCAAGTTCCTTGGCAATCACATTGGTAGTGACTGTATCGGATGAGTTTAAAACATTCCGGTAGTATGCTACTATTGGAGCTTGAATCTTTAGATGCTGATCTTGAAAATCAATAATCTCATTACGATCATCGATCTCAGTCATCAGTGATGCCAATCGCTTGCGCTCATTCTTGAGATTGGTAGCAAGCTCAATGATCAGATCAGGATTGGCCAGCAGCTCCTCAGTCTTTCCAGGAGTCAGGTAGCCTCCGTTCTTTCTAATCGCAGGCAATACTTCATGAGTTACCCATCGCTTGAATTGCTTGGCTTCTGGTTTCTTACTTCTAAGAATTAAGGAGTAAAGACCTGACTCATTTATGAAATTAATTTCTCGATTCTGACCTGATACGCAGATTGTGCGTAGCAGCTTTTCATCATCATCTAAACCTCTTAGTGCATCACTTGCAGTTTTATAACCAAGAATATCAGTTACATCTTTAGCAATAAATAAAGGTTCATTTTCTTCCTGAACAGTATTCAGGGTACTACCATTATATGAAAATGGTAAGATTTTTAAGTTAAACATTTTGGAAGAATTTTTGACTTGTGGACAAAAAAGAACGGCGCCCACTTCCCGTTGTCAAGTCCTCTTCCAAGGGCTGCAAAAACCATTACAGTCTTTACACGGGGTTAAGCGCCGCTTATCGTTGGGCATAAAAAAACCCTTAACAGTAGCAGGGCAGTTGTCCACCCTTGGAATATTTGACTTGACACATCTAATTTCGCATAAAATATCTAATTTACAAGTACATACGTGAAAAAATAATAAATGTTAACTTTGTTAGCAAAACAAACTAACATAAAAATTTAATCTGAAACAAATGGACAGCGATTTTTTAGTAATTCCTTTAATTATGTTAGTCTGGCTGTTGGGATTGTTAGGCTATGGAAAAGTGTTTACCAGGTCAAGAAAAAAGCCTTAGGAATATCCCAAGGCTTACAAGTTAGCTTTTGTCCTTCAACTGCTCGCTGACAAACAACATTGATACCGCCCATTTTGGAAGCTCCTTAGCCGGTGCCAGCTGATTCTTAACCGAACTGTATTTCATTCCAAGCAGGTCAGCAATGTCTCGATAGTTCATATCAAGATCAGCCATTAGATTTTTGAATTTAAGATGGCTTGGCTCAAACCATTCTGCTGACATAGACTCACCGCAAGCATTGCACAGGGAGTTATTTATGTCTTGGACTTCAATTCCGCAGTTATCACAGTTTTTCATATTTGGCTGTTAATAATTATCTAATTCAGTTAAGTAAGTCATTTGATCCTCAGTCTCAACTCCTTCTACATCAAAAGAATCAAAGAACCATCCGTCCACTTTTAGGTAACAATGAGAATATTCGCCTTCGCAGTACTCAGACTCAATTGTCTGATAACCTTCTAATTCATCATCAAGAGTAAAAACTCGGTTTACCACTATCTCTGACTCAATGCCTGATTCTTTCAAAGCATCAAACATTAACTTTGCAAAAGAAGCGCAATATCCGCAGGCTATTTCTATCACTGGCATCTTGAAACTATTTCTTGTCTCTATTGCTATTTCTTCTATTTTTGACCAGTTGCTCATGATGTTGTTTGGTTAGAAAGAGAACCTTTTCCCTTTTGCTTATGCTAATATAGTAATAATATTATTACTTGTCAAACTATTTGTAATAATATTATTACAAATAAAAAAAGCCTTAGGAATATCCCAAGGCTTTGATGAAAAAAACTAACCAGCACTAACCTATGTTGTTCTTGACTTGACTCGTACGTAATCGTCAAATACTGCCACTAAATCTTTTCCGGCGCCTACCAGTCTACCAGTGATGTGAATTGATTGTGCCATTCCTCCACCCATTGTATTTTTTGAATTGGTGATACTTCCAAATCCTGATGGGGTGAACATCTCCGGTCCTCGCTCTCCTACCAGATAAGGAACTCCTGACTGCACGGATCCACCCATTGCTCTGGCTGGCTGTGAGGATGCTGGACCCAATGCACCGCCTATGCTACTACTGCTTGATTTGCCACCTGCAAAAGCTCCGATGGCTGCTGAAGCTAGTAGCAACGCTGCTCCAACTGCAATGGCTGCCGGACCTGTTACAAATCCTGCTCCTGGTATGGCAATGGATGCATCAAGCTTTGCTTTCACAATAGCCATAGTACCATAGGTAATCATCATCTGACCCAGCTGACCAAGGAACCCTCCTAGAGATTTTAGGATAGAACTACCAATGGCACCTATGACACTTGTTCCTGCTGCCATAGCTGCACCAATGTTGGTAAACATATTTGTGAATGCTCCTGTAATTGTATCACCAATTAATCCGTTAACATCACTACCAAACGCTTGCAGCGAGGAAATGAATGCTGATTTAGAACTCTTATCAATTTCAGGTATTTCAATCTTTGGTGGGCCAGACATTCCCACATCAATATCCAACAGTGGCGCACTTGCTTTATTCTGAATATTCTGAGATCCTGAAGCTATGCCATCGATCAGTCGCTGTGACTCTGTGATCTGGGCATTGAAGGCGGCTGCTTCCTTGGCAAAGTTTGCAAAGACTGCTTCATTTGCAATCGCTGCTGCTTTGGCAAAGTCCTCAAAAGAAGTGGTCAGCCCATCAACTGTATCACCCAGTGAATCAACCTCATTACCGGTACCGATTACTGACTCTTTGACCGAGGTGAATGTCTCGACAATATTTCCCCCAATATCCGAAAGCACATCGCCAAATTTTATTACGGGTTGGGCGTCCAATGCTTTTTTGATTCCCTGGGCATCCTTTTCCATCCCTGCAATGGTGTCAGAGAAATCCAATCCAATGGTTGACGTGAACTCGTTGAAGGCTTTGAGTATAGCCACCACGCCATTGACAAACATCAGCTTGATCTTATTCCACATCTGCCCAAAGAAGGCAGTCACTTTCTCCCAGGAGTCCATGATCGCTTTGCCGACGATCACCAATGCTGCGGCAACTGCGACGACTGCAAGAATCTTAAGGACAATCAATCCCAAAGCCGGTGTGAGTGCCAGAAATGCTGCCTTCATCATGGGTATGATCTTAGTGACCAACAGTCCAAAGCCCAGCAACAATGGCCCGACTGCGGCTGCCAGTCCTCCAAATACCAGGATGATCTTTCTGGTAGAATCATCCAGCCCGATAAAGAAGGTGATCAGACTATTGACCTTGACCAGGATCGCTGTGAACATGGGAAGGATGTATGCCCCAAACAATACGCTCAGATCCTCCATACGTGCCTGGAATAATCTGGTCTGGTTGGCAGCACTATCCTTTGTCCTGCTGTAATCTCCGATTGCATTCCCCGACTGCTGTATCGCAAGCTGAAAGGTAGCATGTGCCTGTGCTTCTCGATGCGTCGCAAAGGTTAAGCCATTGGCGCTGTTGATCGCTACTTGCCGTGACACATCAGATTCCAGTATGGCAATACCCAACGACTTGAGTGCTTCCCGTTCGCCAAGGAGTGCTGAGGTCAAGGCAGCTGATGCACCTTTGGCACCTCCACTGAAGTTGGTGAATGAAGCCAAGTCCACTGCCAGCTTATTGACTTCCAGCGATAGGTCCAATGCGCCTTTTTGTGAGAATCCAAAACCTGTCAACAGGTCACCGGTGTCTCCGAGTAGCTGCTTGGCTGCGGTGCCTGATAATCCATATTCATTGCGCAAGGTCTTGAATGCTGCTCCGGCATCTCCTTGGATGGACTTGAATACGGTGTCAAATTTGGATTGTGTTTCTTCGGCATCTGATGCAGCCTTGAGTGATGCAGCACCGATGGCAATAATAGGAAGCGTGATTGCCAGTGACAGCTTGGACCCGATGTTGGTCATCCGTGTGCCAAACCTGGTCAGCTCCCGATCTGCACGCTGCAACCCTGACCGAAAGGAATCCAGGTTGATTCCAAATCTTAGATTTACATTAGCTAATGCCATTTGTACCGTAGTTTAATTTTGTGTTGGTCGAAGCTCTTGACGAGCAATTCGCTCCACTTCCTTTGCCACTTGCTTTTCAAAGTCACTCTTGACTCTTGGAAAAGTCTTATCGAAGGCACGCTGCATAAATGGATTTGCTGTAACCTTCCCTCTGTTTTTGCCATAGCGATTCTTTCGGTTCTTGGTGCCAAACTGTATCAGCTGTGCATGCGCACCCTTGAATCTTCCTTTGGCCCGTGGCCCTACCTGAATGTTAGGATACTCCTTTGATCTGCCGGTGATGTTGCCAATCGATTCCATCAGGTTACCGGTGGGAAATCTGCCTTCAGAAAAAGCTTTCTCCTCGATCTGCGCCACTTCATGCCGTGCTGCTGCGACTACCGGACCGGTGACTCTTCGGATAATCTTGAGCAGGGTGGATCGCTTGGCTTTGTCAGGCATGGATTTCAGCTGCCTGATTAGCAGATCCAATCCCTCCATCGTTACTTGTGGCTGTGACATCTTTGGCTAAGTGTTTATAAGTTTCAGATTGTGCATACCAGTAATTGGGTATCCAATCGGTAACTCCTCTTCGCATTGCAAATTCAATCTGTGCATCATAGCCTTCAAAGGTGTGGGACTTCACCCGGTCTTTGTCCCAGGGGAAAGGCTGGAACTGTGTCATGGATGGGGTAGCTTTCTTTGGATCAAAGTTAGGCTTGGCAATAATGTAATTGGTCAGCCTCCGCTGCTCCAGGTATTCTCTATCCTTTGCCTCGTGCTGCTCTAGTGCTGCATTGAGCTCGGATACTTCCATATTCCAAAAGGTATCTGGCAGGATGCCAAACAGTGCCAGGGCTTTTCCCTGACTTTTGGTCAGCCACTCCTCCATGGTGAAGGGTTTTACTTCTTCGCCGCCTTTGCTGCTTTCGGAGTCTCTGGTTTCAGAGATCCCTTCTTGGTAAAATTTTCGGAGAATTCAGTGATTGCCTCCTGCACGGTTTGAAAGATAGAAAGGTCATCAAACCACTCAATCACTTGATCAAGCGTGACTGCTGGTAATCCTTTGCGCTTGGCAAATACATTGATCCCGGATACGGTAATCAGCTCAATCAATTCAAACTCTGTCTTGTCTCCCTGCTTTTGGAGTGCTGCAATAAGCTTGAGCGTCTCATAGCCCAAGAGTAATGACTTGATGCCCTCTGGTGTGTTAATGTCTACAATCATGCTGGTTCGGGTTTAAATCCTCCCCGATGTGGGAAGGATTGGTTTATGCGGAAATTACTGCTGCTGCGTATTCGCCTGTGAATGTCAAGCTGTAAGTCACAGTCCGCACGTCATTCTGTGGCTCACTCAGTGAGATGCCAGACAATAGGCCATTGCCTGTAATCTGTATGTCTCCCTCCACTTCTGATGATACGATAGTGGGTTGTGCTGTGCCTGCCTTTGCTGCGATGAACAGTGCCACAATGACTGATCCATCCGTTTGCTTGACCTTTGCTTCGCAGGAGATTGTCATGCCATTTTCACCGGACTCATACGTCTTTGATCGCTCCGGTGATCCTTTGACCGTAGTCTCGATCAAGTCAATTGCAAGATCTTGTGAGGAGGATACTTCTCCTACAAGTGCGGTCCCAGCAAATTTGGTGATGACCTTAGTTCCATTCATGCTCATAGCTTCGTTGTTTTATTGATTTTGGATAGAATTACTACTTTGTTTCGCACCCATCTTTTGCCCAAAATGGCTGGTGCGCGGATTTGCTGACCTACCTCAAATCTCTTTTCCAAGGAAGTAGAATAGAATGAAAGGATGCACTCGTAGGTATTTAGTCTCATGGTGTGGAAATGATTAGATAGATCGAAACTCCTGCATAGCTCTCTCGCTCCTGCTCCCAGCCATCGCTGAAGTCTTCGAAGTTGATCTCTGAAATGATATTGCCGGCAATAGTTCCTGACTTCTTATCCAGGGCATTTCGTACTTCCTTGGAAATCTGGTGCATGAGATCGTAGTCCTTTGCATAGACGACGACTTCCATCATCACATAATCTTCTATTGATGCAGCTGCTTTGGTTGGCTCAGCGCGTTGCTTGGTAATGCCATAGACTACCATCGGATCTTTCTCGCCTTGCTTTGCCTGGACAGGATAGATCTTGCTACCCACCAAAGCAATCAATGGTGCATGTGCAGTCAACAGGCTATATAGGGATGCTCCAATCATTGTCTTTTTCTTCAGCCTCCACCAGTAGAAATCTTCTTCTATCGAGTGGATTGATTTTCATAATGTCGTAGTACAGGCCTTCAGAGTAGATGATCATCACTTGCGTGAGATCTGCTCTGTACCTGATCCGAAACTCCGCGGTGGTTGTCGCCACCCGTTGTTTTCCTTCGTCTCGCTCCTTGGCTTTGGATGTCTGCCAAATGACTTCTGCAAATGTGTTGGGTACTGACAGGAGCTTACGATAAGTGGTAGTCTCCATGCCTGATACCGACTTGCTGGTGATAGGCTCATAGATGCTGATGCTGCGGTCCATTGCCATTATCCAAATCGCTTAAAATGGTGTAAGCCAAAGATGGTATCTGCACCCATGGGTACCTGTGTTGAGATCCTGCCTAAGACTACCTCGCTTGGATTATCAAAGAAGTGATTGATCATCATCTTGATTGCATTCAGCAAATCCTCAGGTACTGAGGTACCCATGCCAAAGCTGACAGTGAGGATGTAATAGAGCGCTGTGTCTGGGATGTTTGTTGCAAGCACTGTGATCTCCGCAGGATTCAACCAGTCATCTACTGTGATGTAGTCTGCCAGGTTACCTGATGCAGGGTTGTTGGTGTACAAGTCTGTTCTCTGTCCTGATGCGGTCATGGCTTCCAGCTTGGTAAGCAGAATGAAGTCAGGGTATGGCAGCACAATGTTTGCCTGCGTTGCAGGAATTCTGATCTGATAGACAGACTCGCTTAGTATTCGTTCGGTACGCTGCTCCGCAAATCTCACTGCTGCCTGAAGGCACGTAGTGATCAAGCTATCCTGAGCTACGTCATCTGCTGGGATTCGAAGTGAATCTTTTGCAGCACCAAGGGAAAGTACATTGGTGGTAGACGAAGAAATGAGCTTGGTATATGCGGTTGACATTGGTCGATGAATGTAGGAATCTGTATTACAGTAAGTCTTATTTTACTGACTTTTTGGCAGTTACGTTTTCTTTAGCTGGCTCTGGTTCTGGCTCTGGTACTTTGTCAACTGGTGGCTCTATTGCTGGCTCTGGTGCTGGCTCTGGTACTTTGTCAACTGGTGGCTCTATTGCTGGCTCTGGTGCTGGCTCTGGTACTTTGTCAACTGGTGGCTCAGCAAGTTCAATTAGTGAGATTCTCTTTTCAGCCAAGAACACTTTTGCATCTTCTTCAGCAATGTGCTTGGTCTCATCCCCAATGCAGTAGCCGTATCCGGGAAGTGGTAAGTTTACTTTGTACATGATCGTGTAGTTAGGATTGAAAAATATTCCACGGGAGAAGCATTTGAGTCCCAATCAAGAGTTTAGCTCTTAGGCCCCTGCCCGTTGGAATAGTTTAAGAATGATTATACTGTGGTGATGTCCTTAATCACTTGGAACAATCCCGGCTGCACTACGTGGAAATCCACATACTGAATCGGGATGTATCGGATGTTACCCTTCAAGGCCTGAGTCAGATTGTCAACGATGATTTCAGTACCACCCCACTGTGCATACGAGCAAGCTCTGAAGTCTCCCAAGATTGCAGCAGTCAATGCTGTACCTGTACCTTTGACAATATTTTTGGGAACAAAGTTTGTGGAAATTGCCTCGATGCTGTCAATGGTGTTTGTCAATCGATCAAGTACGAATTGGCCAGAACCTGAATCTATGGTCAAGGCTTTGAGTATTCGCTTCAACACTGGTGAAAGTACGAAGCGTACATTGTCATTCATTGCATTTGCTTCTTCCAATCGCTGGACCAATGTCTCAATCAAAACTTTTGTGATGGCTCCACCATTTGTGCCAATTGACAACACCGGAATATCGGCATCATTAAAAATTCCAGTAGGTTCTGCACCGGATCCACTTCCTGTGAATGCTACTGCATCGAGCAATTGCGCATGACCCAAGATCAACTGATTTCTCATTCGAGCCTCAACTGCTCCTGAAGTCTGAACTAACAACTGACGATCCACGTCCATAAAGCCTGTAGCTCTGTTTGCCTTGAAAGATGCTTTGCTCAAGGTTGGATTTGATGCAGTTGCCTCTGCCTGTGTATCCTTAAAAGTTGGAACATAGACTGCATTCTCACGAGGAATTTTGAACTCATTGGTCATCCCTGCCATGTACTCAGCACCAAGCCGCAAGGCTACTGAAAGTGGTCGCAAAGCTTCGACATAACCCAAAGCATCTTCTCCATACAGATTGGCACCGTTGCCGGTTGCAGGATCAAGCGCACGCTTGGCATACATTCTATTCAAAACCAGTTGTGGAATCATGATTCCACCTTCGCTTGTCACACCTGCAATTGATCGTGCCTCACTCTCGGCTTGCTCGTGCATCTCTAATTCGATGCCTTCCATCTTGCCATTCTGAGTAGACAGGGATAGCAATGCCTTTCGAAGTGAATAGGTTGCGAGGTCTTTCTCATCACCTGCTGATACTGCACCCTGCACTGGTGTACCTGCTGCTCTTGCTGCTGTGATTGCTGCTGCTCTTTCCTGCGCTTGCAGTGTAGTGATCTCAGCTGTGATCGTTCTGATCTCAGTCTCAAGACCTTCGAACTCTGTAGTTTCCTCAGCAGTCCAGTCTCTTTTTTCTACCTTAGTAATTTCTCCCAAGGCAGCTACTCGTACGTACATTGCTGCACGTGCTTCGATTTTTGCTTTTAAAATGTTCATTTGTTTGAAAATTGATTTAGTTTGAGTATGCGAGCCTTGAAACTATCTCGTAGCTGCGCTCTTGGAATTGAATTTAGATCTGTTGGTTTTAGCTTGTTGGCCTCTTTGAATGAATTGATTGCTTCGACATTTCGAAGGAGTGCATCAGGATTGGATCCGTGTGTGACAATAGACCAGGAGTACAACTCCCAATTCCTGAAGTACATGATGCTGGGATCTTCCCCGGCTGCTGCATCACCCATGCTGCCATCGATTGGTTCGGCCATGATGGAAGCCATGCGAAGCGTACCCTTCTTGACCTTGCGAAAAATCTTCTCGGCCTTGTCGTTGTAATCATTTTCTTTGTCCTCAAAGGTGACTCTGGCAATCCACTGATTGTCTTCGAGTCTTAGTTCTGAGGTACCAATGACATCATCAGGATCAGTGGAAAAATCTTCGTGCTGATAGGTCACAATCGGGTTCTTGGTGTAGCGCTCGATCTTTGCACCAGCTGCTTTGAATACAGTGCCGTAGGTGTCCGGTGATTCAGTACTGATGATGAACTCAGCAGTACGGTTTTCGACATCTACAGCTCTTACCACAATTCCTACTTGTCTACTTATTAGCATATTAGTCGTTACTTTCATGTTGTTGGGAATTAAGTTGCTTCAATACCAATTGATCAGCAGTTCGGTTGAGTATGTCCTTTGCCATCGATAGTGGCATCATATTCATCTGAAGCCAATGCTCATTTCCACCTTCATAAGGACTCATGTCTTCGAGCTTTCGTGCTTCGTTCTGAGACATGATTCCAGCATTGATGGCTATTCGATAGCCTTCCATTCTGGACTTGTAGTCACCTCGTAGCAATGCTTCCAGGTTGAATTTGAACTGCACTTCATCCTGTAGCTTCTCAGCTTCAGTCAGGCACTTATCATTGAGTTCCGCTTCGAATCTCATGATCCAAATCAGCAGTCCATACTTCACAAAGTCAAGTGACTGCTGCTCGATGTTATTGAAGGATGATTTGTCCATCAATGCAATCATGTGCGGTGGCACTCGCAGGATGGCTGCAATGTCGTAGTAGCCATTCTTCAAAGTCTCCAGGTACTTGGCAGCTTCGGGTGTGACAGATACAGTTTTGTATTCCATGCCTTCATCCAAGAAAGCTGTGGAATTATTGGAAGCATCAGAATGATACAGCGAATGCCAAGACTCTCTGAGCTTAGTCATAGTTTCCTTCTTCAACTGCTTTGGGTGTGTGATGTACCCTTGCAGCTTGGAGCCTGACTTAAAAAACTTGGCTTGGTTTTTTTGCGTAGCCAAGACCACACCTGCTGTGGTGGCTGCATACTCAATGGCACCGATACCTATGATGCCATCACCCAATCCTTTGAAGTGTAGCACCATGTAGGCAGGCAAGATGCCCACACCTTGAATGTCGTAGAATAGCTCACCTTCTGACTCTATGATGGTGACTGACTTGGATTCGTGAATTGGCACGAATTCAATTGGGTTCATGTCTTCATCCCGTAAGATGATGGCAAAAAAGTTTCCTTTGTGAACTGCGTATTTTGTTGCGGTCTCCCAGAAAATCACCGAGTTCATCATTCGGGATGGCTTTCGAAAGCAAAGCTTATTCCTTGGATCTGATCTTAGGTAGGTAATTGACTCATCTGTTTTTTGGATGAGCTTACCTGAAAGGGATGCCACTGTTTCTGAGAGCAAGCGAAGGCCTGAGATGTAAGCAGGGATTTGCTGTATGGATTTGGAAGTGACTGGCACACCTGAATCCTGTGCAGCAGTGAATCCCCCAAGGGTAAACGGTCCTTTGAGCCATTCTTCAGGATTGACCAAATAAGAAATATTGGAAGATACTGATGCTGATCGTGTAAGGATGTCTATTCCAGAAGATAACGCTCGCCCTAGATTCATGTCCCAATATGGGGACGCGTTAAAAAATTGTTTGTTAACTTTGTTTAAATTGTTTGTGTCAGCAAACTAGTGTGATGGATCGTTATTGGATTCTGCTGATTAGTATTTCAAAGAAATCACCCCAGATCAATAAGCCTATCAAGATCACTGCTTGAATGACCGTAGCTGTGAATTCAACTGGCTTGGCTACTCGATGCTTTTTAGCAGTACGAATACCAATGAAGATGTATAGCAAGAGAAGAAGCTGGGGAATCATGGCAGGAGGGTTGATGGTAGTTCTTGGTTTAATATCAGTTCCTGTCCGGTAAGTGCAAAGTAAAGGTTCTGGAGTTGATGGACTGATTCTAGTTTTCTTTGCAGTAAGACTAAATCGTTTTTATGGAATAACGATTTTTCTGTATTATCCCCTTGTCGGAAATATAAATACCAGTAACTTGATTTATCGGTATTTCTTGAAAGAGAAATTTCTTCGCTTTTAGATCGGGTAATACCTGTTACATCGATTGAAAAACTACAAATAAGTCCATTTTTTTGTTCAAACCCAAAATTTAAAAGCCGTTCTTCTGTGAGTGGGATTGGACTAACTACCGAAGGATCTATATTAATATATACTATATCTTCTGCGGTGATTTGAAATTCTCTCTTAGTAAGATTGCTTCTAACCCAATTCCCGATCCTCAATTTATTTGCCTGTATCATGATTTCTGCTGGCTAGTAAGTTTCTTCTTTTTGTTGTGTCTGGTAAGCAGGACTCTGAAAGATTGGAAGTCTGAAAACTTGCGCTTGCCGAAGTAGGTCTCTAGCTCATCTTCAATCTCAGAGAATACTTCAATCTGAGTCTTGGCACTGCATAGCCGGTGGTGGAATTCTGCAATGAATCCAGCAGTGGTGTTGTTGCATGGGATGAGTCGTGCAGGGATCATCACCATCTTTTCTGTTAGATTACCCATAACCCTCCTTCCTCATCCTCGTATCGGGATGGACCACCATCAGTGGCAAGCTGCATTCCCTTGCTTAGGATCAGACCAAGTGCCATGACTTTGGCTACCGTGCCATCTATCTTCTCGGATGACTTGGCCTTGTCGGGCTTGATGTTGCCGGCAGGATCTCTTGACAGTTCTACATTCGAAATCATCCACCTGCATACCGGTGATGAGTCATGCATAAATTCTTTTGTGTATATCATTTTTTCCATTTCTTTGGATGGATTGGACATGGAAGCGAAGCCCTGACCGTAAGGCACCATGTCCAATCCTTCTTCTGTAAGTTCAATGACCAGCTGTGATGAGTTCCACCGATCAAAGGCAATGGCATCTATCTTGTTGTTTTCACAGTCTAGCAAGATGGCAGCCTTGATAAATCGATAATCTGTGACATTGCCTTCAGTGAGTTCTATCCATCCCTGCTCTGCCCACATGTCATACCGGACTCCATCCCTTTTCACCCGTGCCATCATAGATTCTTTTGGTAGAAAATACCGCGTCTTTGTGTAGTACTTTCCTTCCATCTCATCAATCCACAACTTTGTCCAGGCATTGAGATCCCTTGTGGATGCCAAGTCAATGGCTCCCATACATGGAAGTCCTGACAAATACTCCTCATCAATGTGAGCAGGAATAGTGCTTTCCATCCACTTGCGGTCCTCAATCCAATTCGAAGATGAGTCAGTCCACTGGTTAAAATTCTTTGTAAGCAGGTTGACCAGCTGTGTAGGATTGTTTTTTGCCTGAATTACTTCCCGTTGCAGGTACTCAAGCGATGGTGTGAACCCTAGTGATGGGTTGGCTTTGATCCAAATAGCCTCCTGCAAGTAGTCATCCTCCTCATCCAGATCGTACATAATTGCAAGTTGTGACTCATCATGCTTGATCCCTTGTAGGATTTCTTGACAAGTCTTCTCGTATGTGAAGCAGGCAGAAGTCTTGTTGAACCCAGCAGTGGTGATGGTGAGGTGAATTGGTTGCGTCCGGGAACCCATACCTGACTTCATTACATTGAAAACCTCATCACTTTTGTGTGCGTGGTACTCATCCACCAGTGCAATGTGAGGATTAAGGCCATCCAAGTTGCCAGCTTCAGAAGATACAGGCTTGAGAAATGAGGCATCAGATGACAGCGTGATTGAGTTTACCCAGATTTCCACCACCTGATTTAGGTTTTGATCGTTCTTAATTATGTTTTTCGCATCATTAAAACAGATTGAAGCTTGCTCTCTGGTGGTTGCCGAGGTATATATTTCGGCTGCTGCTTCGCCATCAGCGATCAAACCATACAGGCAGATGCCAGATGCCAGCGTAGTTTTGCCATTTTTGCGGGAAACTTTCAAGTAGGCATACTGGAATCTTCGCTTGTGATTGGCTTTCTTCCACCCAAACAGTGATGAAATGAAGAAGGCCTGCCAAGGTAAGAGGTGGAAGGGTTGACCTTGATAGCTCCCCTTGTAGTGTTTGAGCAGTGAAAAGAACTGCACTGCTCGCTCCCCAGCTGCCACATCAAAGTATATTGCTTTGTCTTTGGCTAATTTCAGGTCTTGCAAATGTCGCTGCACAGCAAGGTTCACCCACTTGCAGGCTTTAATTCTGCCTGAGGTGATGTCTTGGATGTAGGTTTCTGCTCGTGTCAAGAGATTGAAGATTTGAGAAAGTCAGAGAATGGATTGGAATCTTCTTTTTTTACTATCTTCAATTTGGATCTGGTTGAGGGAGTGAGGCCACATTCTTGCAATCCTTTCATAATATTGGTCCAAGCTTGGTTCCTTGCGGTCAGTGCCGGGTGGGTTTTAAGCTTGCTTTCAAGGATTGTCACCTTCACCACTCGCTCTTTTACTCCATCCGGGTCATCAACTGTCTGCTTTTCAGTCCTTGTGCCGTGATAAAAAAGGCCATCCTTTTTGAGTATTTTTTCAAGCTGTTTGAAAAGGTCAAATTCCTTTGCTATTTGCTCAAGCACATGGGTGTCATGTGGTGTGACTACCTTCATCTGACTAAGCTCCTTAGCCAACTCAATAAACTTTCTTTTAGCCGTGCCAACTAAACCAGACGGGATTTCTGGCATTCCCGGCAAAACTTTTGGCTGAAGTTGATTCACCCGTGAGGGTTGCAAAGTTCCCTTTGCATTTTTCAAAGAATCCGGCTGTCTTGGTCTACCTCCTGCCATATTTGTTCCCTAATTTAGGTTCTGAGTTTTGCACGCGCATGAAGGAAATTAACCTCAACGGTTTGGCTGGTTTTGGTTTTTAGGATTTCGACCCCCCCTCCCCTCCGTGCCTGACTTGGAGTTGTGACAACTTTCGCACAGGGATTGGAGGTTAGCCCAGTCTAGTTCGAGATCGGGCCGTAAGCGTCTTGGAATGATGTGATCTACTACCGCTGCACTTGTCAATGATCCTTTGGTCTTACAGTTGACACATAACGGGTCTTCCATGAGCTTGATCTTTCGCAAACTTCTCCATGCTTTTTTGGAATAGAATCCGGTATTATTCCCCCAACTCTTGTTTGATTTGGGTGTGGATACCTTCCAAGGAAGCATTGGGTTAGTTCGGTTGATATTTGGCATTTCGTTTGTATTGTTAACAATGTTACACAATAATGTTTGATAAACAAACACGTGGGGTCAAAAGTTTACTGTCCTATCATAATTGAAATTACTGCTACTCTTGGGTGGTGCTGGGTTCCAGTCTGTGAAGTCTGTATACTTGTGATGAAATCTCATGGAGAACTCACCAATTGGACCATTACGATGCTTGGCAATGTCACCAAGTGCAAGACCTTCAGTACTCCCAAGTTCTCCATCTGGGAACAGGTACTCACTGATCTGGTAGTACTCTGGTCTGTATAGGAAGATCACCATGTCTGCATCTTGCTCGATAGCTCCTGACTCTCTAAGATCCGATAGCTTTGGCTTATGATTTCCACCTCTTGTCTCTACTGCTCTGGATAGCTGAGACAATGCAATGACAGGGATGTCAAGATCCTTAGCCAGCACCTTCAACCCACGACTGATACTGCTGATCTCCTGCTCTCTATTGCCTGACTTGCTGCCATCACCTTGCATGAGTTGAAGGTAGTCTAATACTATCATGTCAAGTCCTCCTTCCATCTTCATCTGGTTGGCCTTTGCTCTTAGCTGCATTACAGTCATACTTGCATCGTCATCTATCTTGATGCCGTACTTGACCATGTGGTTAGTTCTTAGCATAAGCGCATTCAGATCTGATAGATCCATTGCACCGCGCTGCATGTTAGTGATGTCAAACATCTTAGTTTCTTGAGCAATCATACGATAGCTAAGCTTCTTGTGCGTCATTTCAAGGGAGCATAGTAGTACCTTTTTACCCTGCTTGGCTGCTGCTCGTGACAAGGATAGTGCGAGTCCGGTCTTGCCCATGGCTGGTCTCGCTGCCAACACTACCAGGTCACCATTCTGCCAGCCTCCGGTAAAGTCATCAAGCTTCGTTAATCCGGTGGAAACTCCTGTGATCTCGTGGTTCTGGTTCTTGGTTATGTTCTTGGCGATCTCTTCAAACACATCTCCCATTGATTGCTTGATGTCTATGACTGACTTTGACACCATATTGCCAACCATATTGATCAGCTGGATCTGGCCATAATCCATGACTTCAAAGCAGTTGGCAGTAGAATCATAGCCTTTACCGATCAATTCCATGCCCAGGTGTATCATCTTGCGCATAAGGTACTTTTCCTTGATGATTAATATGTATTCCCCAAGATGCGCTCCACCAGAAATTCGATCAGTCAGATCAGTCATGTAAGAGGCACCGCCTACCTCTGCTAATATGCTTTTTGATCGTAGGTGATTGGTTACAGTCAGCAAATCAATTGGCTTCCCTGATGCGTAAAGTTCTAAAATTGATTGAGCGATCTTTTGATGGGAATCGCTGTAAAAGTATTCTGGATTGATAGATCCAATGTGCTTGGTCAGTGTTGACTTTTCAAGCATTAATCCTCCAAGGATCGCTTCTTCCAATTCTATTGCTTGAGGTGGCACTTTGCCAAGTATTGCTGGTTGTGAGTTTTTCATTTTTCTTAAATTACTGTTTTGGTGTTTGGAACCTTTACTTATATACTAATTAGCTTATTATATCTGTCTGCCAGGTATATATATTTTTACTGTCTCCTGGGTGCCGAATGATCTTGATTCTGGTTTCTTTGATTCAGTAATGAATCTGTTGAAACTATTTTTTAAGTGTTTTTTTCCACTGAATTCAGTTCCCAGCGTGTCCATTTTTTTGACCCATGCTGCATGAAGTCTATTGACCTCCACATCCGAAAGTGAATGAAGGTTTTTAATTTTTTGAAAGAAGACACCTTCAGCGCCTGCCTCCGAGAATACCTTGAATGAACTACCAATCGAAGATTCAAAAAAGACAGCTTTGCTGCTATTTATTATATTATTATCTATTGTATTATTATAGGGTATGGTTTCCATACCAGCACTTGGTATGGTTTCCATACCGGCCTGGTATGGTTTACATACCGGCTTTTTAACCTCTGGTATGGTTTCAATACCAGAGGTGAAGTCATAGACTTTTTGCCATGTTAAAGTGGTTTGAAGGTATTTTGTTTTCTCACTTTTTAACAGAAAACCTCCACTTACAAGTCTGGAAATCATACAAAGAATAGCTAGTTTCTTGCAGCCAAGCTCTGTAGCCATGGATTCTCTAGTCATCCAGCACCATCCCGGCACTCGTGATGCAGGTCGTGTGGATAGATGGTAGATCATGTCACAAAGGCAGTATTCATTCATGGATAGCTTGTGAAGTTTTCTGAATGGGTGCTGGATAGTGGTAAATGTAAGCGCCATATTTTTTTGGAGTTAGTACTTATTTTTTGCTGTGATTTTTGTACTTTTTTTTAGGTTGGATAGCCATCTTTTTCAGTTTGGCATAAATGGCTGAATAGGACCTACACATTGAATTTGCAAGTTCATTGACTGTCATTTTATGCGCATTTTGCTCAAGGTATTGCTCATCAAATTCGTTGAAGCACAGCCTTATCATGATGATTTATTTTCGTCAGGATAATAGTCTGACAGCAGCTCCCTGTTAGTTCGCCTACGCATTCTTTTTGCAAGGTCTTGCACGCTGTCACCAGTGTAATAGGGGACTAGAAAATTCAGCATACAAAAGGACAGTAATGCCATCACAGCAATCAATTTGAAATGATAGAAGTAGTACTTTACAGGATGTAAAATATGTATTTAAAATACTGGCAATTCTTGTTTTAGGACTTGAAAACTAGTCATCTCCCTGCCCTCCTTTTGTTTGGTTAACTGCGTACCAGGTGAAGGCAATTAGGCCTATCACCATAAATAAACTAAGTGTTAAGAATATACACTGATCTATAATTTTGATTATTTCAAGATGTGGCATGATTTAATATTTTTTTGTGAAAAATAGCCGGGTTTGGAAAACCTATTAACCTCGCCCGGCTGGGGTGATTATCAACTCCAATCAATTGTTTTTAAGATTTTTATACCTGACTTTATTCCGCTTTTTCCAAGCCTCGTAATTATTGTACTTTTGCTCCTTTTTGATGTACTCTTTACCTGTCAATTTTTTGTTGGAAGTGCATCCTGCGTTTGATCCCAGTACTAGGATTACTAGTGCTAGGAGTACTATTTTGATTTTTCGCATACTGGTTAGTTTTTGTTTTATATTGAATTATTATTTCAATCAGCCTCCACCGATCAGTCCTACAGCCTCTAATCTTTGATTTGTCTTCTATAATAGTAAGTTGAAGTATTCCAATCTTAGCAAGCAGTGCTTCCCGGTAGTGGAGAAGATTACCATGCAGGTGCATATTGCAGCGCTGACATTGACCATGCACATTGTCCTCGTCAAATCTTAGTATAGGATAGTGACCAGCAGCGAAGAAATGGCCAGCAGTCATCTTGTTGATTGGCTTGAGTTCTCTACAGGAGATGCAGATGAATCCACCTGCTATCTCTTGAGAATCACGCTTCCTAATAAAGCTGTTGAACCACTTCACTGCCAGTCGCTCGAGCGCTGTGTAACTCTTGGATTGATATGACTTAATTTCAGATGCCTTCATCTGTTTTTGATATAAATTTCCTCCATAGATCGAAGCTGATCTTCGCTATATTTTTCTCCGATTTCATTAAGAAATTCCATCTTCATTTGATTTCTAAGGTTGTCGGGCCTAAGTATCTCCTCGCCATCTAATAACTGATGCTTTAATTTGTGAATAATTTCTTTTTCTCGTTTTGTGTATCGGCCTTTTAGATATATTCTTTCAATCACTTCTTCCAGTAGATCATCAAAATCTATATCGGATAGCTCTACTTCTACTTGTACTGTTGCCATGTTTTATTTGGTTAATTATTAACATAGTGTCTGATGTGATCTGCATCTTTCATTCGGTTCTTGTCGTTGGTTCCCTGAAGCTCTGGGAACTCTCGCTGTAGCATCTGCCTCAGTCTTCTAATGCTCTCAGGATTGCTAAGCCGACCATCCATCAGGCCATCCAGTACATTCCATACTCCCTTATCACAGCATTCATTTTTCCAGATCGCTGCGATTAGGTTTCGATCTGAGTTCCTGCTAATCAGATCTACCTTCAGCACTGCCTCCACCTTAGTTCTAAGGCTTTGATTGAGGTTTATTTTGACGCTGCTCATGATCCGAATAGTTTATAATGCTTTCGATGTTTGTTGCTTTTGTTTGTTTTACTTACACCGAAATGCAAAAAAAAGCGCTTGACCTGATGGCAAATTAAACTGATTGAGCTTGGCTCAGATAGCTCAGATGCTTGTATATTGAGGTAGTGGACCTTGATGCCATCTCTTCTGATACTACTTTGTAGCTGGTTCATTTGATTCTTGATGTTTAAGTTCGATTCCTTTGTGCTTACAAGTCTCCTTCATGCTCAAGACCAGTTGGTCCACCTTCATCTCGCATAGCTTGGCCTTTGCCATAAGTAGCTTTCTACCCTTGTTATTCGCTGCCATTTTGAAGAACTTCTTTTGATAGCCTCGCATCTCCTCCACTTCAAGGAGAAATTCAACCCAGACACTCATATTCCTTGGAGGATATTGGTGATGGTCTTTTCGCTTACCTGATAGGTGATCGATAACTCATCGATCTTTTCTTTCTTATTGCGAACTAATGCCCTATTATTAGAACATGTATAGTTCATGCCTCTTACCAGATTACAAACGATTGAAATTCGCTTGCTGATTGTTAATTCTTCCATTCAATTTTTTGGTTAGTTGATAGTAAATGCTACTAGGTTATTATTCATAATTTCAAAGTCTATAATATTTCTTGACATCGCTCATTCGAGCCACTAATTTTCCTTTTGGGCCAAACTTTTTCCCAAATTCACCTTTCCGAATATCGGTCCGTACCATGTTCACTCCCAATGCCGGCTGATGACCTACGATCTGAGCCGGTGTAAGGAATGGATCTGCCTCCACCTGGTTCATGCTTTCCTTGATCAAGGGTGCCAGCAGGCGAGCCAAGTCAGGAAGATTGTCTTTAGATATAATTAGAAACTGGTCTGATTGCATAGATTATAATTTTGGAACGTTCATCAATACCGGTGCTTTTCACTTCATTTTCTGCGTTGATGTAGATAATCGTGAAGGGATTCAAATCAGACTTATTTTCCTCAAAGGGAAAAAAGTTTGTGCCGTAGTGTACTGCCAGCTCTCTGACTACTTCTACACCATACCCAGAGATTTGCGCAAATACCCTACTTGGATTTGCGATCACAGTCTCAACAAAACAAACCAAATCAGACAAAGTCTCAGGAGGATTGTGATTAACATTGTTTGAATTACTAACAAGTCCATCCATAATTATGCCTTCTTTTTTGCTATTGCCATGAGTAAAACTGATCTATACCACTCGCTATTGGAAGCCATAGGATTGTCAGAATCAAGTTTTGCACGCTGCAAATCAGCGTATTCTTCGTGTGACACCTTAATTGGTAAGGTGATCAGCTTTTTTTGTTGGATCATTTCTTTTTTATGTGGCATTTTATAACCTATTTTAATTGTAAGCGTTAGTACTTACTAAACATAACAAACAATTCTAACAAAACAAACCCACAATTAAAAAAAATATGGAAAATAAAAAGTTTTCCCAGGCATTACACGACTGGAGGAAGAAAAAGCAACTGACCCAAGAAGATGTGGCAAATAAATTAGGAGTCAGCCGTACTATCGTGTCCTTTTTGGAGACTGGAAAGCAGTTGCCACAAATCCATCACCTCAACCTACTGAAGGAAAAATTCAATCTTGATCTGAGTAGTCATGTATGGGATTCAGCAGATCAAGATAAACCGTACTTTGGACCGCCAAATGAGAAGGACAGCAGCATCTCAGCAATGGCAGAACTTATCAACGGACAGAAGGAAGCCAAGCGTGACTTGGTCGTGGCAATGGATATGACCAAAGCCCTATATGCAGATTTGGAAGATAAAGACACAGCTTATGCAAAGACCCTTATGGTGATCTATCAAACGATCAAACAAGCATTCAGAAATTTATGATACCAGCCATACTACTAACCAATGACTCTAATCATCTCATCATTCACATCATCTTGCTCCACACCAACGTACATCTCAGTAGTGCGAATACTGGAATGTCCTAAATATTTTGAAAGCTTAAGCAAGTCACCTCCATTTTCATACCACCTTCTGGCAAATGTCCTTCGAGCCGTGTGACTGCTTATTATTTTATGGTATGCAAATAAGTTTGCTTTTACCTTATTGCCGGAATGTCTGACCCGTTGAAATATTTGATTTAGACCTGCCAGCTCGGCCACCTCCTTAATAATACGATTCTCTTCCTGCTGACTGCATTTGGGAAGGTCATAGCTGTACTTGACTGCTATCGCTATAGCCTTTGGGTGCAGTTGAATAGATTTATTTTTCTTACCCTTAATATCCAGGTACTTCAAATATACTTTTCCTGGTTGCTTGGTAAAATTCTGAGGAATCAACTGTGCCATTTCTCCTTCTCGCATTCCTGTGTAGCAGCGGAATAAGAATCGATCTCTAATGCGGTCATTGCGTGTTGACAGTGCGATCTTTTCCAGTGCTTGTACGTGAGTGTCCCAATCCAAATAGAATGGCTGATAACGTATCTCCCGCATCTTGTACAAATCAAACTCACGATGCACCGCTACTCCTATTCTCCTGGCATAGGCTGCCACGGTACGAAGCTCTCGCACTTTGCGCACGATTGTATTGTGCAGCAGTCCTTCCTGCTCAATCAAGTTGGTCACATAGCTGTGATAGAATTCCTGATTAAGTTCTGTGAATTGCATCATGCGGTGGTGTGATTCGAAGTAGTCAGCCAATGACTTGAAGTTCTTGAGGTGTGATGGTGCCAGTGTGGCTGCCTTGACTGTTTTGAACTTTCGGATGAGTTGGTAGATGAATACAACAGCCTCCGGTGAGGCCTCCACTTTCTTCTCTGTAATGTGTTCAAATGCAGCATGGATAAAAATAGGATCTGGAGCCCAACCTTCACGCCTGATTCGATTCTTTAGGTCGGCCAACAAGCGCTCATACTTTTCTAATTTTGCGTTTTTTTCCCATGAAAAATTTTCTAGCTTTGCAACCCGTTGAGCTTTGGAGTCCCAAAATTCAGTGGTCAGTCCGGTGTAGATTCGAAAGCGAGTGCCACACAGATTGAAAGAATATACGATTGAGTTTTTGTTGATAAGGAATCCCATTGGTGTGTGGCATTAAGTGTGGCAAGCTTGGGATAATTACAACGAAAACAAAGGGTAATAGCGGTTAAGAAATATGAATACTATCAATCAAGCTTGTTTATCATGAGTTAGGTTGGTTATATTGCGTCCCTCTATCCGCACAAAAAAGCCTCTGGGATTATCTCAGAGGCTTTTTTATTTGCTGGTGTGGCACTTCGTGTGGCATTCTTGGTTTTATTATATTTTTGCAGGTTCAATCACACAACAAGTTTTACCGCAACTTACCCTTGATGACACACCCTTTACCACACCAGATGTGGCAATTTTTAGATTGATTTTTTCAAAGGCTTGGATTTTGTATAAATTGTATGGCCTGATAGATTGTCACCAACTTAACCTGTGGCATTTTCAATTGAAGTTCCTTGAGGATTGGACCAGTGGCTCCACAGATTATCAGGCTTTTCATTTTACATTTGGTTGAGATTGAATCAAAAAATAGACTGCCATAACAATCATCAAGATCAAAACCAGTATGGGTGCAAGCTTCTGAGTCTTGACTTCCTTCGCTACTTCCTTCTGCTTAGTATCTCTAAGCTCTTCTTTCGCTGTTGTATGCGTCGTGTCCTTCTGGATGAGTTCGGTACTGCTGCCCAAGGAGGTGATGGTATCTTGACGGATGCTGGAAGTAGTGCTGATGACTCTGGCATTAGCTCCGGTGGCACTGATGGACTGATCCGGTCTAATCTCAATACTACTAGGGCCATCAAACTCAATGCGAGTGCTGCCATCCCTAGACTCCAACGCGGAGGCAATCCAAGACCAATCCTGTGTGAATTCCTTTCGAGTACTTGAGCTGGCTTCATTGGATTCTTTGATTTGAGATTTGTCAGATGACTTTGTAAGTGACTTTTTGGAATCGCATGATACAGTACTCAATAGAACTAATAAGATTAGCTTTTTCACAGGACTGTCAGTTGTACGGGCCCATTGATGAATTCAAGTATCCTGGCCTTGGTAACTTTCGAAGAAGTAATATCTAACGTCCCATCCCGGTTAATGTCTTTGAAGGTAGCACCTACACCAATGCAGCCTTTGAGCTGATAGACAAAGTTGGCCTCGTGAATAAGAATGAAATCCCGATTAGGCACGTCTAGCACATGCAGGTGTTTGCTGTATTTCTGAGAAACTCTGGGAATGACTTTGTATTTTCCTTTTGGAATGCAGGAGATCCTTCGTGCATTTTCAAGCCAGGGGAGTTCAACTGTCACGCATTCAAATAGGACTTTGCCTTCTTGGTCCCGTAGTACCAGTTCACCAAGGGTTTGGCTTGCGTTAGCTTGCTGCCTGGTCAGTGTCATAGTTGCTGCCTTGCCGGTCATAGTTCTTCTTTGCCTCCACGCTTGATTTGATCGATCTTTGATTTGATTAGCTCAGTCAGGAAGTCCATCAAGACGCGCATTGCTTTCTCGATGAAGTCAACTGACTTGACCCGATAGCCGACTTTCATGGAGATAATCGATGCTATAATTGATACAAAATCCTGTACAGCTATGATAATAATAAAAATATTGACTATGTAGATCAGATTGATCTTGAAAACCAACGCTGCACCTGCTGTCAGGAATGGGATTATCAGAATACAGAGCTTGACTGTAATTCCCCAGTAGAGTTTATAAAAAGTAAAGACTTCTTTAAGTTTGACAGCTCTAAGGATACCAAAGAAGCTGTCAATAAAAATAAGTATGAGTAGGTATCCTATTTGTGAGGTCTGGATCTGCAACGCAAGTAAAAAGGCAATAAGTCCTGTTTTGGCTATCGTAGTTAATCCTTCATTAAGTTGGTAGTTGTTCATTTGATTTGCTTTTTCAAATGAAATAAATACCTGAATAGTAATTTGTTAACTTTGTTTAATATGTGTTATGATTATTTTAGTTAGTGCCATTTATATTTTTTTTGCTGCGATGAAGAAAGTGTCTGTTTGTTCCTCGGTCATTTTCTATTCAACTTTTACGGTTTCTGATTGAACACCCTCAACTAGCATATTCATAATTGGTTGAGCGTACTTCATAGGCAGTTCATACAAAAATGCTTCTAGCTTTTGTATTTGCTCTTCGTTTAGGATTATTTTTCTGTCGTTCATGGTCTGTCGTATCTGTTAAAAAATTCTAATAATGTGGCTGCTTCAATTATTAAGGTCCCCCATCCTATTCTCGACATCCAAAAGTCAAACTCTGGAATTTGAGTTAATTCCTGTTCTGCAAGAATAGCGTCAATCCTAATACTATAATTCTCTTCCGGCTCACCTTCCATAATAGGATTTACAAAGATTGAGTTTTCTCTACTTATCATCACACCTTGAGATGTCACCTTGTTAGCGTTGCTGATATGACTAACTATCCTACGAACTGGAATAATTTTGCTGTCAATTAGATTGCCATCGTTGTCGAGAAATCGCTCATGCCATACCAATTTTGCCTCGCCTAAAGAGTAGCTAAGGTATTCTACACCCTCAAACTCTACTGCTCTTTTGTTACCCATAAGAGGATGATTTTTGATTACTATTTTTATCTTTTCCATAATTTTAAGTCCATGCAATTACGCCACTTGCATTGTGGGTTAGTGTTTGAAAGATTGCTGCGTTGTAAGTTGGTAAGGATGTTAATATATCGTTAATATGCTGTAAGGGTGTTCTTTGTTGGAAAACCCCTGTTGCTGAAATGTTGATAGGGTTTCCAGTTGCGTTTAGAACTTCTCGGATTCTTACTTTTCCGTTTACGTCTAAAGCTTCTGTTGGTGATGTGGTTAAAAATCCTGTATTCCCGTTATCTAAAACAGTTAGTAATCTTTGTGATGTACTATTTTCAACTAGGAAACTTGTTGTGGATAATGTGCTTCCCTCCCCCTTTATATGTAACGTCGCCAATGGTAAAAAAGCAGCATATCTACCAATAAACATTCTATTATTTCTAATCCAAGCTGTTGGGTTTACTGAACCTGCTGCAGCTGAATTTGAATTGTGGAAAAATCTTAGATAGTCATTATTCGCAGTACCGACTGCCCAGTAGTTTGAATTAGGACCATCTTCCATATATACACCACCTGAATTAAAAGGATTTGTAGATTTTGTTGAAAGAACTATTTCTGTTTTACTAACCCCCGCAGTTCCTGTAGAAACTCGTAACTCATTTCCAGCATTTGCTTGATTTGATTTATTAGTAATCTGAGATTGAACCACTGCGTTAGCAGAAGTTTGCATTCTTGCTAAAATAGGAATATGAGATTGAGTAGCATTTGATGTAATGTCAACATCAATACCCACCATCCTTTGATTTAAAGTGTTAAAATTTAAAGTTCCTTGTGCTCTTATTAAAGATATAGTGTTTATCGTTCCAAGAGCAGCCGTTATAACTGGATTTTTAATATCTATAAACGAATAATTATTTACTAACGGATTTATTGTTTGTCCTATAACCTCAACATCACCTCCAACACTCAATGTTTTTAAAGAATTTAAGCTATTTACTAAAAGCCTCTTATTAACATTATCCCAAACAAAACCATCATTACCAATCAGATTTTTAGGGCCGTTCCAAAAAGGAACCTGACCCTCAACCGCCCCCCCTGTAAGCGTGTTAGCCAATATTGCAGCTGCTTCATTTCTAGACAAAAGTGATTGGGCTGCCGATTGAGCCGATTCAGTAGCTTTGGCCGTTGATATTCCAGCTTGAGTTGTTGCTGTTATGGATGAAGAATTAGCCTCAGAGGCTTTTGAGATAGCCGTATCTTTTGCCGATACTGACAGATTCTTTGCAGCCTCAGAAGCAAAAGCACTTGCAGCCGATTGCCCTGCCGAGGTACTCGATTGACCAGCCTCTTGAATAGCGATTACTTTCGCTGCCTCGCTTAATACCTTTGCAAGTTCCGAAGCCGTAGCGGAAATTCCAGAATCCGAAGCAAAGCCTCCCGAAGCCGTAGCTGCACTTTCAGCATCCTGTTTTGAAGCAAGCGCTTCCGCTGCATCTTCCACCGTTTGTGCTGCTTTTTGGGTAGCTACCTGCTCAGACTCTTCTGCATTCGTTTCAGATTCTCCTGCTGCGATTGCTGATGCTTGGGAAGCTAGTGCAAATTGCTTGGCAATAGCATCATCACCTTTTTTGATGATAATCTTATTTTCTGTTGAGGTGACCTTTACAACTATCATAGCGTTACTGTTTTTTCGATTGTGATTAATCCACCTACCAATGTTTCAAATACTGAACCCTTTTCAAACAGAATATCATAATGGAATTGAATCCCATTCGTATTGCTGAAGCTTCTATTAAACTCAATGGATAAAATATTATGATTCGTGCCGGTGATTGATAATCCACTATCAATAGCCAAGGCCAAGATCACAGTGGAATTAATATTGGCATCGACCTTTACATCCATTCGGATGCTCTGGTAAGTCCTTAGATCAATTGGAGCTTCTGGATCATCCAGGACCAACTCATAGAAGGATAGATTAAATACTTTATCATTTCCCCTAATCAGGTTTATGTTTAGTTTTCCGATGTTTTCCATTCTTTTGTTTGGTTTTCTAATCTCTCTATTCTATTCATTGCTTCCTGTAATGCTTTCAAGGCCGCATATTGCAGATCCGTATCATAGACAGACATCAGTGGAATGCTGTTTTTACGGGTTTTCCCAAATCCATCAACATCAACAAACCTCGGAGCTACAGACAGAACTTGTTGAGCAATTACCCCTAAATTGAAGTCATCATGAGTTTGATCTTTGTATTTGAAGTCTACTACTTCGATTTCTTTTATTTGGTCCCAGGCTGAGGATGCCTTTTTGATTTCTTTTTTTACTCTTCTATCTGATAGATTCACATTGTTTGCAGAGAAGTTAGCAATACCTCCGTTAGACCTTACCTCAAAACGAACAAGCCCACTATCCCGAAACCAAAAAGGCTGGTTGAATTGGCTATTTGGAGAAGAATTATAGGTTACAGAAATGCCAAACGGATTAGAAGATAAGTTTTCAAATCTAGATGTAAAATCAGTTTGAGGGCTAATTACGTGTATTAACGCTAGAGGATTTACGGTATTAATCCCTAAACGCCCAGCGGAATTTATTCTAGCGGTTTCAACTGTTCCTCTGTAAAATCTTATGCCGTTTTCATTACCAGCCCCAATAAATGCATCACTTGAGGTGTCTTCTGCTATGTACCCACTTACTCCAAAAGACGCTTTTTCCGCCCCATTTTGACTGGAGACAAATATTCCACCACCAATATTCGAGTTGTTATCTGAGTTTATATACCCATAAGGAGCAGGAGTTTTGACATGCAAAAATGAAACTGGCGTTAAAGTTCCGACTCCAATTCTGCCATCAGTAAGAATATTTCCTAGTACGTACATTCCGTTTGTAGGAACCCTGCTTCTGTGCCCTCCATAATTATTACTTACCAATAAATTATTAGTGGATATAGGTAAAGCAGATCCAGAAGGAGTAAGAAATTGTATATGTGAAGCTGCGGATAAAAAGTCTGTTCCATCCATCCGTATGTTACCATTTACAAATAATTTTGCTCCTACATCAGTAGGACTTCCAATCGAAACATTTCCACTTCTCCCGTGAATTATTAATCTTGATACACCAGCTGTATCAAAATTAATATTACTTTCTGATTCCGTTATAATTAGAATTGGGCCAGAAACGTTTCTAATTTCTGCCTCTCCTCCAGCACCAAAATTTTTAATTATTCTAAAATCGAAATCAGCACCACCAGAGGCTGAATGAAAATCAATATATGCATTTCCATTTGCGGTTCTTCCTTGACCCAAATTGAAATTAACATCTGAAGCACCAGTACTTTGCCCAATGTTAAGTGATGGAACTGTAGTTGTTGCGCCTCTTGCAGTGACATCTTGCAGAGTATCAGCACTTCCAGACAAGGGAATAAGTACCCCAGATGAGTTAGCGATACGGATTTCTACCGCGCCACCAACTAATCTTGCATACCACCTATTGGCAACTATTCCAGTTGTGGGAAACGCCAAAACTTTTTCTAAACTAAATTCTGCCATTTCTTACTTTGATTTCTTGATCTCTACTTCCTCTACATCTTCGCTGGTTTTGCTACCGAGAAAGTCAAGAATTTGTTGCGCGTGAGCATTAGCCTGCGATGCCTGAGCAATAGTACAAGATCCCAAAGGCATTTGGTTAATTAACTGACTGATTACGTTTAGATCGTTTTGATCTAAAATGCAAGTGTATTTTTTTTGATTGCTCATATTATAGTTTAGTTTAAGTTACCAAGAAATTGTACCAGCATATCGCATTGTGAATGTTGGATTTCCTGCCACTCCATCACCGTTAGAAATGTTAATTGAATTGCTACCTGTCATAACTCGTGGTGCAACAGTATTTGCAGCAGTTCTAACCGAAAAACCGTTAGTTGATAAGTTGTGAAAAGCAAGAGCCATTCCTGTCAATGCTATCGTTCTGTTGGATGATAAGTTTCCACCTCCAGTTATTCCAGCGCCATTTCCGATAGTTCTTGTTTCAGGAACATATCCAGCCAAGGCATGATTTCCCCAATCAAAAGCAGTTTGGCCGTTTAAAATCCTTGAATCGTTACCTTGCGCAACGGTATTAACCGCTGTTCCAAAAGCTCTGTTAAAACCGCTATTTTTTGTAAAAGAAGGCTCTCTAGCATTAATCTGAGCCTGAGCTTTTCCTATTGCAACTATTAAATTATCAGTAGCAATGATAGCGGTATTTGATCCAATTGAAAGACCCAACAGCGGCGTACCTAAAACCCCGGATCTTAATCTTCCAGGGCTTACATAAGCGTTTGCATCGGTACCAGCATTTATTTCTGAAACCGTAGCCCTCCGTACAATACCAAGCACTGTATCAGTTGCAAGGTCTTTATTTCCTTCTAGCACATACCAATTTGCGCCAACGGAAGCTTGAGTTCCTCCTGCGTTATTGTTTAGCGCATTTACTAGGTCGCCGACCTGGACCACTTCGCCTGAAGCTCCACCGACCCTTCCGGCAACTGTAATTATGTAGGAATCTCCAGCCGTTGCAGCAGGGTAGTTTGGATTTCCTGAAGCGTTTAGCGGAAGTGGGACTCTAATTCCGCCAGCAACGGCAGAACTAATGCTGTTAATTTGCCCCTGTGCTTTTTGAAAGGCTTGAATGATGCTATCCGCAGCGGTAATAGTAGTATTCGAACCTGTTGAATATCCAGAAAGAATAGTTCCTAAAATGTCCATTCCAAGCGGAATCAGTGTCCCAGCACTATCCGCAACACGTAGCGTGAAGAAAGGATTTGACCCTTCTTTTATAAGGTATAACGCATTTGGAACTACCGTAGAAGGTACTGCGGTTTCTTTGTATACATTTAATTCAGCCATTGTTTTATTGTTTTACCACCCTACAGATCGGTATTGTCCTTTTTGATTTATCGCACTGACTAGATTACTTTTGTCAGGAGTGTTTAATTGTGCCAATTCTCCTGTCACTTCTTTTACTTCATCCTTGCTTAATACGTCTATGTTGTCCCTAGCTTGTTGTTTTTCAATTTCATCCTTACCATCTGCTGCATTGTAATGTACTGCATTGGCATCTGCTGCACTGGTGAGGATGGGTGCATTACTGCCGGTCTGATCGTCATTGCCTCCACTGTTGGCTCCTGTGTTTGGTGCAGTTCCGGGTTTGAGGTCTAGGACCACCCTGATCTCCACCGTGGATTCTTCCTGGTTAATCTCTACAAAGTCAGGATTCCATCGGTTGGATTTGACATTCCACTCCATGCCTGTTACGATGAACTTTCTTCCAGGCTCATTGACTGTGTCTGTGTAAGTGGCCAGGAGACTCAATCGATTTGCAAGGCTATTGGTATTTCCTGACTTGAGTCGGTAGGTAGTGCGCTGGTATTGATTGGCAAGCTCACGACAGATAAGCTGGGCAAGTGGCAAGTAGGTACTGTCAGCAGGTCGCTTCCACCTTGTCGATGGTGAACCGGCAATGATCTTTACACTCTGACTCATCACGGTAGCCACGTCACCAAGGGAGATGCTTAGTTCTTCGAGCTTGGAAGTATAGAGATCCGGGTTATTTGTTTTGTAATAGATGCGGTCTGCTCCCAATGCCGGGTTATCTACCAGGTTCATTTCGATGTCGTCAAAGTCAGCTACATACCTTACAGAACTGTACGAGCTTAATTGAATCATCTGATTCAGGTAGATCTTTATGTCACCATCCTCAGGTATGCCGATGGAGTCAATAACAATATCCTCCCAGCGCATCACTTCAGCCACCTTCCAGAGGATACGTGTCTCGGTACTTGTCCAGCGCCATGATCCGGTAGCAGTCACACGCTCAAGCCACTTGGTGCCACACTGCACCGCAATGTTGAAGTAAGCCTCTACCAGTCGCTGATCAGAGCCATAGGTATTGCATCGC